CATTTCCCTCTGAATAAAAGCATTCTTCAAACATTCGTTTATTTAAATCTGGTTCACAATCTGCTTTAACTATATTGCTTGCTACTGAAAGATCATAATCTTCATCTAGTATTTCTCCTAATATTCTTAGTGCTTGTTTTCTGTTTGTTTCTTCTAGTAACATGCTAATATTATCTTTAATATCTTTAAGGTCTTCCATTTAATCAATTCCTTTCTCAAATACCATAAATGTTAAATTTTATCTGGAGCATATTCATCACAATCTTCAACCATCTTTGATTTTAATGTATGTAAACAAGTATAATTTTTCTCCAAACACAATTCTAATTCTTCACAATCTAAACAACATATATCTTTTAATATTTTGCTTTGTGGACATTCACCTAGAAAACATTTACCCAAGTTTATGTATTCCTCCTTTCTTATTATATTTTTAATACGGTATTTCCTTCTATATCGTCAATTGTAAATAAAAATCCTTTTTGTTCAAATTCTTCTTGCTTTTTAATTTCTATAAGTGGTTCGAACTCAATAGTATTAGATTCAATATCAACACTTTTAATTAATGCTCGATTAATAGTTGTATGCCCATATTCCTTTGAATCAAATTCTATTTTATATTCTTTGTTAACCTCAAATTTACCCACATCCAATTCTGTTTCCTCGAAAGTTAATTTTATCATAATTATAATTTTCTCCTTTTTTTTTGTAACATGAAATTGGTCATTTAAAATAATGCTTGATTTATGATATCTATCACATTATCTTGATCAAGAGAACTTAAGTATCCAGTATCTACATATTTCGAGAACATGTTCTCTAATATTTCTTTTACCATTCTTAATGCTTCATTTTTAGATTCTATAGTATTCATTCGTTTTTCCTTCCTATCCATTGAAATCGATATTTTATGCCATTTGGAGAATCCTGAAACCCTTTAATAGCAACGATTACAGGATTCTTACCTTTCTTAATTTTATGATTTTACTAAAGTTTTAAGTTCTTTCTGTAATGATACTATTTTTGCTCTGATATATGCAATTTTAATTCCTTTTGTCTCATTATATGTATCAATAGGTAAACATTTTGATACTCCTTTTGATCCATCTTCAAGAATTACAATCGTGGCATTATTATTTTGAATAACTTTTTCATGTTTTGCTGAAGTTCTAAAAGAACTATCTTTGATAACATCTTTTGTTCTAGCATCAACCTCTGTAAAATATTGTTTAGTCCCATGATATGTAATTTCCTTAATCTTAGCATCTTGATTTCCCATTTTATCAAAACTCCTTTATATTTTATTTTTAAATTATTTAAGTTCTACTAAATACTTGATTGTAATTTGATCTTCCTTATAGACAATAATCTCATCGTTTCTTAACATACTTCCTTCGTGGGCATGTAAACAATTTGCTCCTTTACATTCTCTTTGCAATTGTTCATAGTTGAAATTGTGATATTTATTATCAAAAGAATGAACGTCATAAGGTTTACCATATGCCACATCATACAAACTCATGAATGCTGAATTTGAATTTCCTCCAGCCCAATATGAACCATGTAAAGACGTATATCCAAGACTCTTTTGCGCTTTAGGGGCAAAATATATCCCATATCCAAACATCTTGCCTGTAACCACTGCTGATGGTCTTAGAACTAATCCTGTATTGATAATGCTCCACCAGTTCTCATTTCTGCTACCGTGCCATAATAATTTTGTGTTCTTTATTTTATTTTCCTTGATGTATGTATCATATTTTTCTTGAGTCTTAATGCTAGTAACTTTCCATGCCTGATAGAATTTATCACTAATTGAACCAAGTGTTTTCTTTATTAGTTTCTTCTCTTCTTCTGTAATTTCTTCAAATTGTAAACCCATAACATCTAATATTGTTTGATTGTTAATTGGCTCGTTTTCAGTAGTATCTTCATCCTCTTTAACTACAGATTGTTGAACTACTTGCCCCTTCATTACATCAAGTAAATCCTGTTCTTTCTGAATAATTTCACCAAAATCTTCTACTTTTGTTGCTAAATTATCCTTAACTTTTTTCATTTTTCGAGGAATAATCTTAAACAGTTCTACAAGAATTTTATTAAATAATTCAATTGTATCAGAACTAATTAAGTTATTTAAAGTTAATTGTGCTTCATCAATCATTACTTGAGTAACTTTATTTGAAGAAATTGTATAGTTATCTGCAATTGCTTGTCGAGCCATAGATTGCAGTCTTGATACAATAGATGCAATTACTTGATTTGGAATATCCAAGTATTCTTTGTTCTTCTTTTCTTTAACGATTGTATCAGCAACTAATCTTGACTGATTTTCATATCCCTTTTTCAATTTGCTTTTCAAAGTAGAATCCCATTTACCCATAGGGTAAGAAGTTGTTTGGAAACCTGAATTTCCAATTCTACCGAATTGAACGTCAAATATCGAACCATTAGGTATCATTCGATAAAATTTATTGTTGTTTGCTCCTGCTTCTACTTTTACAAGATATAATGGATTTACTTCACTCATTATTTCACCTCCCATCTATATAGCGTCACATCATAGTCACCAAAAACTTCTTCAATAATTTTATAAACAAAAGGCCATGATCCTCCAGCTAGACCGCATCCAATGTTGAATGGAATTGCGACAGATAAATTATGATCTTTTGCATTGATTTTTAATGTAAATAAAGCTTCTTCTAATGCCTTATAATCAGTTTGTTGTTTGTCTGTGCCATACTTATATTGACCAAATAAATTTGCTACATATTTATTTTCATCTACTTTTACAAAATGACAATCTCCTAAAGCTTGAATTGGAAATTTAGTATTGGTGAGATATATTTGATAGTCTTTAAAAACTTTAGGATATTTGCTTTTAATTTGTTTGGCTATTCCTCCACCCATTACGCTCATGCAATTAACTTGGTGGGCTATGATATTTTCAGATGCTTGTAAAATATCTTCATCTACTATTTTAATCAAAATATTTTCCTCCTCTCAATTAATTCATACTAATTTCATTTTTATCATGTCTGATTTTTCCTTCCCAAGTTGGAAAGCGAAGTCCATAACTACCATTTGAGTTCTTAGAGACTTCAAAATAACCGACCGTCACTATTTTACCTGTAATTAATTCTGGTTGCTTGTAGTACGTTTTACGCTCTTCATCTGAGAATCCTGAACCACAATTACATTCGTATAATTTACCTTCATGCTCAAATTGAATTGTAATTGCCCCAAGCATATTTTCATATTTTCCTGTGCCTTCTAAAACTTCTAAACAACGAACATCAGCATTATTGAAAACTTTAACTTTTAATATCACATCACTTCTTTTACAAACGTAAGGCATGTCCATATTAACCATTAATCCCTCTAATCCTTGTTCTGTCGCCCAAGACATCCATTTTCCTACTTCATCTAAATTACCTCCAATATATAAAGATTTAACTTCTCTACAATGTGGAAGATCGTATGTTTCAAATATATTGCTCAATCTTGATTTTCTCGCTACACATTTACTCAAAGATTTACCATTTTGAAATTCTTTAAGGTCTAATACATCAAAAATATGAAATACTAATCCAGTTTTATTACTTCCTTTGCTTCTTGCTTTAGAAGTTGTTTCTGCATAAACTTCAATTGTACTGCCCTGAATATCTGCAATCAATTCTCCGTCAAAAACAATATTATCTATTGGTAAACCAAGAATATCTGATTCAATTTCTTGAAGCCCTTCATATGGTTTTCCCTGTCTGCTGAAAGATTTAATAATCCCATTATCTTTGATTACTACACACCGATTTCCATCGATTTTTTCACTAATTACGAAATTACCTTTAATTTTATGTTGATGGTCTTCAAATTTCTTGGCTAACATTACACTGAATGCTTTAATAAACCCAGCTCCATAAACCTTATTCAAAGTACCATCTGTTAGTCCAATTGATAAATCTTTTGAAACAATTTTAGTGTAGAAGTCTCTTAATTCTATTGGTTGTGATTGAATGAAATGCTGTACGAACGCAATATCTTCGTCCCTGCCTGAATTATGTACTTTTAAATAATCCATAATCTCAATGATTGATAATGTCGATGCGATTGTTGGAAGTTTTAACTTCTTACTGATTTTCTTTTTACTTAACCCTGTTAAAACGAAAGGATCATAGATAAACTTCATTACCTCTTTAAACAGTTTATTATCTTTATTTTCTAATAAGATTTTCTCCTTATAATTCCTACCACTAGTTCCTTGAAGTTTTTCTACGATTTCTAATACTTTTTCCACTAATATCTCTCCTTCTTTCATATAAAAATTTAGACTCCATTGCCCATACCTTATGATACCACAATGAAGTACAATATGTCAATATTATTATTTTCTATTGATTAAATAATTTATCTTCCGATGAACTCACAAACTTAATGGATTATTCATCCCAATAATCTAATTGCCCAGACCAACCCTCAAATTCCTTGAGATATGAAAACTTCTCTGTATGTTCGGAAATATATTTATCAATAGCACTTTTTATTTGAGCAATAATACTCTGTTCTTGCGTAGTGCTCCAAGAATAATTAAATGGCATTATATATTTGTCATCTACTCTCAATATTTGAACGGTATGTTCAGTTGAACCATTTATTCTTTTTTCTTTTGTATAAGAATAGTCTACTAGATAGTTTTTACCATGATAGTTTATAGTTTTTCTCATATTATTCATCATCCTTTCTAAATTAGAATAAAACTTCTCTTTTATCGGTTATTGCGCTTCTGAAAGTGACTTATAGTAAGGGTTTCAGAAGCACAAATTTAGTTAATTCATTCTCAAAGAGAAATGTTGTGTATTTTTATCATTGTATCAATATATTCTTTTAATCTTTTGGTTAATTCTAAGAATGTACCATACAATTCAATTTTATCTTGTATTTTATCTAGCTTAATAGTCCATTCTTCTTTGTTATCATCATAATCTTGATACTCTTCATATTGTGAATAAATATAGTTAATAATTTCTAGTCTGCAATTATTATTTTTAGTCTTATCATACTCAAAAACAATTAACGACTTGTTTACTAATTCTCCCTCTGACCATTGTGCAGCATCATTAAAAGTCAACTCTGTTTCTAAATAAATTTCTAACCCTTTATATTTGTTAACAATTTTTGCATCTTGATTGTAACCTCTACCATCCCAATAGTCTTTATACTCAATTTGAATATGGCGTTCATTCCAAGATTCTTTGTAGTAATCTTCTTTATCTCTGAGATTATTAAATATTTTCTGCACATCATATGTATTATAATATTTTCCATTCTCAAAGTATCCTATTTTACCTTCTTGCTCTTCTTTAAAAGCATTAATACACTTTACTAACTCATTAATATCATCTGCTCCATTGTAATTAAAATAATATGCTTTCTTCACGTCTCCTGAATGCGTTCCTGAATTAACATCCCATCCCTTGTCATTAGTTACTACCAAATGGAAATTATCCATCCATGCAGAATATACTTTAATAAAAAGGTTTTTGCCAAGTTTTAAATACCCTTTTGGTCTATTTAAAGTAAAAGTGTAATCTCTTTCTTCTACTTCAAAACCATTTTCTCTCAATAATTCTGGTAAAATAATATATTTTTTATACTTAATACTCATATAATCTTCTAAAGAATCATACTTAAACAAATCTAATGCTTCTTCAAGTCTTGCTTGAGATGTATTTTGGCAACCAAGATCACAATAAAAATCAATTTTCTCCCCAGATAACTTATTCTGTATTTCTCTTAACGCCCAAATGCCTTGATCGATATCAACATCGCTAGAATTATTTACTTTAAACTCCCAATTGTTCAATGAGCAATAATATACTTCTAGTGTGGATTCATAATCTTCTTCATCAAAATTAGTAAACTTCTCATAACTCTCAATAATAAATCCACATTCCTTAATTTTGTTAAGTAGTTTAGAAGAATAACAATCGGTTTCATAATTTACATTTTTAAATCCAACTTCTCTATGTTCTTTTATTTTTTCTTCAATCTGAATCTTGTTACTTTCCATATCAATTAATTTTTTAGCATATTGTTTCTCATTTAACTCCATTGCTTGTTGTGCAAGTTTATAAATATTTTCAAAACTCATTTATATTCCTCTTTCTATATTTTATATCAATTAAATTCCTGATTTTAATTACTCTTTTATATACCATTTTCCTTCAGCTATAGCATGTGCAGGAAACTGATCATAAACATGATTTATATCATTTTCTCTATTCCATTCTCCATCATATACATCACAATATATTATTCTACCTTCATAATACCAAGCAAGAAATGCATCTTTGAATTCTACAGGAGTTTTTAATAATTCCCATTCATCATTTATATTACCATTGTCTTCAATTAAACCTATAGATACAGTAAATGGTTCATTAAGCTCTTTCCAATATAAAGTACAATCTTCTTCATTAAAATGAATCGTTAAATTACATCTAAGATTTTTAAATTCTAAACCACATCTATTATCTGATTCTGAATATGTTTTTAACATTTCCCAAGTTTTAATATTAGCATCTCCCTTCTAAATTCCGATGAATTACATTTTTGATCTGATTCTGCATAATAAACTCTTACTTAGGACATAATAATATCAACAATTTCACTCTCATCCTTTAGCATTGGCCTTGCCTATCGGTGAGGTCTTTCTTTTTACTTTTTCTATATCAAACTATCAAACAAATTAATAGGATGTGATATTATGGATTTTAAAAGAATCATAATTATAATATTAGGATTAATGGTTATTGCAACTCCGTTTGTGAGTATGGCTGTTTATTATTTTAGTTATTAATATTTTATTCTTCAATTACAATGTATTTTTTATTTTCAGACTGTTTATCTATACCATATTCAATATCATTAATTAGTTTGCCAAAATAATAACCTTTATCATTTTCATGCAATACTTTATATTTTTCTCCCTCTTTCCAAACCAAATGTTCTCCATCGTAAATATCTTTATTGAATATACAATATTTATTCAATTTTTATTTATCTCCTTTCACTTATGAAATCTAATTCCTTTTAAGTTTAGTCAAATAATCAGATATCTTTAATTATGAATTTATTAGTTATGTTATTATTCACAATTATATCTACAAGAATCGTTTCTATGTTGTCATATTCCCAATATGGTATACGTATTAGAGGTATGTTGTGTGAAATACAATATTGGTTTTTAAGCTTATCATGATATTGCAATCTTTCATATTCTTCTTTTGTCATCCAACTTTTAATCCATTCATAATGTTGTTTACCATCAAATTCTATAAGAAATATTAACTTATCTTTTTCTTTATTATTAAATATAGAGGCATCATAGCGTAATTTATTTCTTAAAACACTCAATAAATCATCAAACATATGTTGTGTATCATAAGTAATTTCTCTACATTTTAATATTTCTACTATATATTTTTCTCCTTTTGATTCACTGCATTCTGGGCATCCACACCCATTATTTCTATTAGCGATTTGAGAACGCCATTCATTATTACATTTTTTACATATCCAATTAACCCTCTTTTTAGTGTTAGGTAAATATTCTTCTGGCAATTTATCATTTTTCGTATAATTCCATTCTTCGCACAATATAGGATTGGCCACCAATAAGTTGTATTCATTTGACGGCAATTTATGAGAACAATATGGACAATTAGTATTAAATTTATTTCTGCTAGATATTTTTACACTCCACTCATGTTTTGGATTAATTAAACATTGCCACCAAACCTTTTTATTGCTATACTCACTTACATCATAAGGGGTAAGATTACCATTTTTAGTAGGATGCCATTCTAAAGCTAATTCAGGATTTTTAGTTGCAAGACAGTTAGATAAACCTACTTGTTTTCCACTACAAACTCCACAACCATATCCACTATAGATGTCACTCCAAGTCGATTCAAAAATCTCCTCACAGTCTGCTTTTAAACATTTCCACTTCAGTTTATTTTTTGAATTAATAAATACATCACTAATTAATTCAAATGGTTTGTTTTCTAATGTACACCACAATTTGATATTTTGTATTGTATAAGGATTTGATTGATGAAATTTACTTGACATATCATGCATAATTACATGGCTTATATTATTTAAATAAAGATAATTATCTTTATCTTTAAAGATTAAATTATCTTTACTATTAATATATAAACTGCTTACTAATTCTAAGGGAACGTTGTTTAATTTTAACCATAATCTAATATTTTGAATTGTATATGGATTAGATTTATGAAATTTTCTTGGTATCCTGCCGTGTTTTAGGTTATCAAAACTGGCTCTATAATAATAGTTGTCATTATCTCTTAAAATGATTGGAACTGAATAATTTTTATATTCCTCCAAAGGATATAATCCTAATGAATTTATAAAATTTAAAACTGTAAGTTTGTTAAGAACTTTTGCCATATAAATCACTTCTTTATTTAATATTAAAATACTATGGGCATACTGGTAAAATATAGTGTTAGAGCTTTAATCACAACACATTTTAGTAAATAAATAAATGATTTATCTACTCCAACAATTAGGAGGATAACGTACTTTTTCATTGAATTATCCTCCTATATATTATTATTTAATCATTATTAGGCATTGGACTTCGATGCAATTTTACCCAATCAGGTTTATATCTGTTTAATAATTGATACATATTATCTCTTCCGACCCCATTTGCTGTATGAAGATAAATTACTTTAGGATAAATATGAGGTGATTCTATTCCTTGCTCTACAATCCATTTACATAAATCATATCCTGTTAGAGCATCTGAGTCTCCCAAATCGTGATCCAATGACAATGTATTAACTTCATTGTTTCTGAGCAATACAGAGCATTCTGTGGCGTTACGTGCTAATATAAATCCTTCTGGGCATGGTCTAATATCATCTAAAAATATATTGATCAAATTTGTTTATCTCACCTCCTTCTAAATAGGATAAAACATAAATTTTAAACCAACCCATGAAAGGTCTCTTTTATCCTATTTTACGATTTTGAAACCCTTATGTAGAGCGACTTTCAGAGGATGACATTTTGATTTTATCTCTGTTTATACACCTTTTTGACAAAATATCCATTATGAGCAAGCCAAAGTGGTATATCATGTCCAGAATTATCAATAATGACTAATTCTCCATCATCTCTACAGTCAAATAATCTATATGGGATATCTAAAATAACACGAGTGTCACCACTATATCTTTTTCTAGTTAATTTACTGCTAATATATCTATGTATCTTTTTGATAATGTCACATTCATACCTATCATCACTTAATGCAATCCAGTGTGTGGCATCTTCTAAATTATCTGTAGTGATATAATTATATTCAATCATATTACACTCTTCTTTCTTTTTTAATTTGCACCAGACCCACTCAATTTAAAATCTCCATGCGTATATAATATTAGTAAGAAGTAATGCGTCTGTATTTTCATTTAATTATTATGTATCACAATTCTCTAAACGATATGCCAATTCTGTATCAGGTATATGTTCTGCGTAGATACAATTATCATCAAAATATACTTTGTATCTAAAATCGCCTTTTTGATTTATTCCATATCTTTTTTTCATTTCTTCTTCAAGTTTGTTTTGTGCTTCTAATCTCTGTTTAAAATTCCCATCAAAATACAAAACTGTACAATCATTGCATAGCATCTAAAAACATCTCCTTATTATTATTTTCTGTCTAATATATTCTAATTAATTAAGTATTGTTACATATGCTTCTGTAACTCCAAATTTTATTGTCTCTTTGCTTGCTTTTTCTGAATGAAAGTCGCCCATGAAAAAATCAATTTTATTTCCAATAATTCCACTGCCAGTATCTCTACAATAATAAATGCCATTATATTTCTTATAATTTTCATCAACAAATTCAAGTTTTATTTTACTACCCAATGGTATTAATCTTGGGTCAACAGATATTGCTCTAGCATCTCTCCATGTTAAACCTCTTAAATCTGTTCCATCTTTAGTGATTCCATACCCTGAATCACCTCTTGATTTACTAGTACATTTAATGGATAAGTCATATGCAGTAATGGCAAAAAGCTTACTTTTCTTAGTTTCTTCAATTTTTTGTTCACTTGTTTTAATAGGTAGAACTATTCTACGATATTTACTAAATATCTCAGGAATAGGTTGTGAATTTACTAATTTACTTTCGTTTAATTTTGCGTCTTTGTTTTTATGTATAATCTTACTAATCCCTGCTTGACTAATAATTAGCATCATCATGACCAACACACAAATGCCAAACCTCATATTATTTACTCGTTTAAATTTTCGCATCTCAAACTCTCTTCCTAAATTATTATTTATAAGCTATATAAGGGAGAAAGGGGATTATGCGATATGTAACATCCCCATTTCGTTAATCTGTACAGTAGTAAACGGATCTCTTGGCACAGGTGATTTATTTTCCTCGGTTGAGATTTTGAGTTTATTTATTTTCTCAACATGGAAATATATACTAATTTTATTTTTTGTTGCTATTTCTTGAAGTTTTTTCAGTGCCTCTCTAGCACTTGATTCGGTTGGATATGTATAGAAACCATTCGTTAACCATTTAGAATAAGAGTAGAAAAACTGCTTGGTTGGTTTGTCATATGAAATTGAATTACTACCTACATAGTTGTTTCTTTCATCTTTTAGTACAAATCTTTCTCCGTCATTTAATTTCATGCTATTCTCCTTTTTAATTTTATAGTGAAACCAGAATGGAAACGCCATTGTTTCCGAACAAATGTTCTAATAATATTGTACACCTTTGCTTGTATGATATCAAGTGCAACATAACCAAAAAATAGCTGTTGTAGTACAATATAAACAATTAATTCGACAAAATATACTCATTAATTTAATTATTATATTCTCTCTATAAAATTTACACACATAATATAATATACAAAATACAAGGAATCTTAAAGCCCCAATTAGTTTGGGGCTTTATTCTTTTTAAATGCTTCATACATCTCTTTTAATGAAAACCACCTCCTAGGATCAAGATTAACATTAAGGTAAATTTGTCGAAAATCTTCATTTTGTAGCTCTCCTTTTTCCTTTTCCTTTTCTTCACATCTTTCTAACAGACCCGATTGGAACACCAACGTTGGATTTAAAAATTTAATACCTGTGTACTCACGAAATTTTGTAAAACGTGTAACAATACATGAAGATGTAATTTTATCTCCATCAGAAAATTCTACATCTAAAGTTCGTAAAATATAAGGTGTTTGTTTTAAAGGTCTTATGGCAAATCTACCTTTTCCTTCACCATTTAGTTTGTGATACTCAGTTTCTTTTGTTGCAGCTACTAAGATATCCATGGTTTTCTGACTTACCTTAATGTCTCTTTCTTCTCCGTTGTCTCTTGTGACTGTGATAACATTTATCTCAGGATTAATATCTGTATCCTTTAGATTACGCAATTCTTCAAACGTATGATCAACAATACTTCTACCTCTAGCTCCTTCAAAAAGAAGTGCTACCATTGCCTTATCGACGTAATTATAAAGCCTATCGATCACCTCGGTAAAAAGTCTATCCCTAGCAAAATAAGAATGCTTCTGAGCAACTTGATGAACAAACTTTTTCAAATCCTCTTTTGTCAATAGTTTGAAAGCATTGATACCTGTCTTACTGTATTCTTCAGCTAAACACCAGTCAACATATTTTGTGATAATTGTTTGAGCGACATCTAATGATTTTGGTGTTTTTTTCTTTAATCCAATCATTAAATCAACAACATCTGAATAACTAAAGTCGCACAAATCTTTTTGTTTTTCTACTTCAAATTTGCTTGTAGAGACCAACAAAGAGGTATAGGTTGATCGAGTTGATTCATTTGGATACTCTTCGTTCAAAAACCTATTCTTTTGATCTGGATTAAAAAGTTTTAAATTGAACATTATGCAACACCTTCCTGAACTAAACCTCTAAAATAATCTGCGATCTTTTTAATAGTTGATAAATTAAGGTTGTTCTCAATGCCAATCTTTTTCCAGATAGGATTAGATTTTTGGAAGTCTAATTTGTTTAAAATTGTTTTTAACTCTCTTTTCCATTCATTACCGTACTTTTGCCTTAATTCTTCGCCAAGTACAACATATCCAATAGACATATTGTTGTCTGCAAGATAGGATGATTTTTTTGTTTCAGACAGTTCATCATTAAATTTTTCGTAGTTTATTCCGATAACAACATTAAATAAATCAACAATAAACTCCTCTACCTCTTCCACCTGAATAAATGATTTATCTTTTAAATCATAAACATATTCAATCGTTTTCGAAAGCGTATCAAATGTGTATAGTTTAAAATTATCTTTTCTTATTTCTGCGTTGTCTAATCCAAAACGATTAAATAGCTCATTCTTTCTTTGCTTGATATTCACGCTCTTAACTATTTCCATGTTTTTATTGGATTCATCAAACTGGTCTACCCAATGTTCATCTAAAGGTTCTGCTTTTGCTTCTTGAAAAATTACTTGCCTAGCCTTAGATTCATCAACAAAATAAATCATAATTAAAGTAGTCATGTCAATATTTGGTTTTTCTTCTACTGCCTTGAGGATTGCACCTGTTCTGTTAGCTCCATCAATAACATCGACATTTATATTATTTACATCTATGGTTAGTGTTCTATCCTTTGCATTGTATTTAAATTTTTCTCTTTCAGATCCATCTACTCTTCGAATATTCCATATTATTGTGTTTGGGTTAAAAGTACCACTAATCATTTCTTGCTTTATAGCATTGACTTTTGAGGGTTTGATGTTTGGACTGTAGGTTATTTTATCTCCATATTTCCGAACTGTTGGTTGTCTCTGCGTATTTTTATTATACGTAATTAAACCATTTTGCATATAAAGTGCAACATTTTGATATGTTTCTTTTGTACATATCCATTGATAATTGTTTATTTGATCAACATTGTGCAAAACTATCATAGTTGTTTTTTCATCATCAATGAATTTATAAATCTCCGCTGCCTGAATTTCATTTTCATTAAACCAATCTTCTAATTTTATCTTATATTTCTTTGTAGTAATATAGAGGTATTTAACAACAAGGCATAATTCAATATTAGAAAAATAGTTAATAGGTGTTGATTGAGTAAAAATACCCACAATTCTACCTCTTGAAAAATTATGCTTTTCTACTAAAGAATCTACAACTGCATCAATCACCTTGTTGTCATTACTGTAATCTTCAAGAATTGAATTAAGTTCCTTTTCAAGTAGTTGTCTATCTTTTTTCATTATTATTTCCTCCTTTGACATTAAGCAATAAATAAAATATTGCTATGTATCATCAATGATTATATGATATTTATACCCAATGTGTCAAGGAGGTATGCATTAGTCTTATTTTTTGTTTGTTCATTTTAGTTTGTTAGACATTAATTTTACTAATTGAAGAAAATTAAAAATCAATTAAGCAAATACAGCAACCCTTTGTGGTTGACGATTATAACTAACCTGACGATTATTTTCAACTCTTTGACTATGTTCGGTTAATTTGGTTAAAAATCTGTCTACTATAGACTCGTCTAATCTTGTATCAACGATACCAGTTTGCTTCATAATAGCCACTTCAACTTTTTTAAGCACATCTTCTGGACACTCACATAAAACTTGAACAAAACCATCAACCATTAATCTTCTTTTAGATACGACTCGCATTTGCTCAACCAAAATTTCAGATTCGTAAGCTAAACCACATTCCTGTCCAATTCTTACGTGAGTTGGTTGATAGTTTTTTCCTAGTCTACTGGATAGTGGAGCAACCATTGTGATCCCTGCATGTAAATTTCCCATGTTGTTTTGTAGTACTAGCGAAGGGCGTATACCTCCTTGTTCTGAGTCTAAAATGTTTCCATAATCACAAAGAACTATCCAACCTCTCATAACCCTTATACTTCTTAAATCAACTCCACTATTATTTAAATTATATCCACACGCAATCCTTAAATCGTCAAAAGATACACGAAATTCAGATCCCATAGCAATTTTCTTAAGTAAACCCACATCTGGATATGAAGTGATCTTACCATTAATTATATTGGCAATTATTTTGACCGAATTTGGAATACCACAGTTGTTAGCGAATTCGGGGATTGAATTGTAACCTACAGCTTTTCTAACTAAAATAGCAAGTTTTTTGAAATCCTTTTCCTCGTTTGATTTAACCGTTTCTTTTCTTTTTACATTGAACATATTAATACATCCACCTTTCTTTAATAGGGTAATTATAATTTCTTCAATTCTTATTTATATTATTATATTACAGGATTTGTATTAATATGTCAACTATATTTTAATAAATTAATTATTTTTAGTTAAAGGGAGAGGTATATAATACTCTCTCCCTTCTTAATTAAGTATGTACTATGCGATGCACTTAGGAGTTTCTGGTTGATGCCATGCTGCGAAACAAGACATAGTTGCTGCATAAATAGCAATAGAAGCGATAAGTAGTAAACCTCCAGCAAATATTTTGTTCTTCATTTTTTTCACCTCCTTACATTATGATTATTTGTTAAACAGACATATTATCTTCATGAGAAGATATATTATAAGTCTGTTTTACACTGTTTGTAAGAAAAATACAATGATTTATAATTAGATATAAACCTATTATTACAATAGAAGGTATTAAATAAGTAAAACTTATAACAACAATTATCTGACCTGCCAGTGAATTTAATATATTTAATAAATTATTATAAAGAACTAATTTAAGTATACATATTTCGAATATTAATAATAATGTCATAGTGGTGATAACAAATCTTTTGAAAAAGATATTTTTATAAATATATTCCAATATATCAATTTGAAATTTTCTTTGCTTATAGGTAAGTATGAATACTATTATTGAGAATTCAATAATTTTAGATGCAAGTGAACATAATAAAAGTAATCGCATATTATTATAAATTTCTTGAAAATTAACATGAAAGAAGAAAAATAAAACTGGTGCAGTTAATAGATCAATTGCGATTAAACTTATGTATAAGGGTATAAATTTTATAATAATTTTTATTTTTAAATATTTTGTCTCTTCTAATTTTGTCTTTTCAAAAACATATGTTGATAAAACACATAGTAAAATTAAACTAATTATAGATGCAATATTCCTTTGTATATTAAAACCATAAATAGCTATACTTATCAATAAAGATGGTGGTATTATTAGAATTGAATACCATTTAATATTTTCTCTTAATCGATAAACATCCAATAATTCTTTTCTACCCATAAATTTTATTAAAAGTACTGTCATAAAAATCATTTCTGGGACAGCTAAGAAAAAGAAACATATAATAATATTGAATAGGTTTTCCATATTTAATCCTCCTTAATATTTATATATTAAGAATAGCATATATTAACTGTTTTGTCAAAATAATTATTTATTAACTATTTATATTCATTAATTTGCTTGATTGTATAGTATAAAATTATTACTGCAAATAATTTTATTAGTATGTCGCCGAGGCTCATTATCACATAAAAAATATCCCATGTGTCAGTTAAGAATATTAATTTTGCTGTGTGATCACCCCATATATGAAAGTCTTTAAACACTTCCGCTTTTTCAAACATATCAATTTTTGAGTATCCAGTACTAAGACTATTGCTCGGAAACACAGGCATTTTACCATTATTATAAAACATAGCAATTTGATTTAATTTTGATCCAAGAGTAGCAAATAATGTGCCTATTATAACTGGTGAAGTTAATGATGTAATTAATTGCCCATTATTTTGTATATTAATATTTTTAAATATTGAAATGTTAATTAATTTATATTTAATAATAAGTATTATATAAAATAAAAATGTAATGTTTTTTATATGATTGCTATATTGTAGAAACCAATACTCACTTTGGATCATCAAATATATAATATATACGTTCAAGACACAGGCTAATATGATAGGATACATACTCCAATGTTTAAAGATATTAAGAATTTCAGACCATTTATATCCCTTAAATTTTGCAAACAAACAGCTGAAAAATACTACTTCTATCATATATGTCCTCCATCAATAAATTTAAAAAATTTAATACCTATAGGTGTAATTGTAAATACTTCAAGTAATATTCCAAAAATAACACTTATACTAATCATTTGATGTGATTTGAATAACATAACACTCACAACGTTACAAAAGACAATAAATAAAATAGAAGTTTTTTTCTTGATATTGCCACTGTCGCAATCTTTATCAGATTTATCTTGTCGTTCTTGGGGAGCGTATTTTGCAGCTATGTATACACTCCATATTAATCCTACAGTAAAACAAATACCTGCAATTAAATTGGTCATAGGTATCAATGTGGCTGTATATCCTAAAGACAAAAATGAAAAAATCATTGTGGCGAAACATTTATTGAAGGTGCTCATATGAACCCCACCTGCAAATCCCCTTAGTATAGAAAACGTATTCATAATAAAAAATGTTGGCAGTAAAATATCCATAAAATACGCAATAGATAAAACAATTAGGTATTTAAACAATTCGCTATAAAATATCGTTACTCCGTTTTCGCATAATTGTTTAACTAATTCTTCGTTAATTTTTACTTCTTTGTTTTTTGGACGATATTTTTTAATTAAATTTTCTATGTAAGTATACTCTACTTGAGTAAATGTTTTATTTATTAAATCGTGTTTGTTTATAAGATTTACTGTACCTTTTGATAATGACTTTATTATATCCATGTTTTATTATCTCCCTTTAGTATAATTGTATTCATGTATTCATTATAGTACATCCATCTCAAAGGTTTTTTTGTATCAGGATCTATTCCACTAGTTTTTTGTTTATTTTTACAACATTGAGATATTCCATTGCCTTGTATGTGATATTTTATTTTTGCATCTTTCATACTATTAAAGATTTCTCCATTTGATAAACATATTACTTTTATACAATGATAATTCTTTTTTCTTTCTAAGTCGGCATTATAGTTACCCCACCCTATTTCTAAACCCTGTTTAAGATACTTGATCACTGTTGTTTTACTTAATTTCAATATTTCTGATATTTTTTGTGCATTACTAATCCCGTCATTCCATATATCACAAGTAATTTTAACAAGATTGTTGCACCCTGCTTCATGACACTTTAACCAATCTATATCTTCTTCCTTGAAGTTAAGTAATTTAGGTAATTTGGATTGCATAATATTATTCCTAATCCATTCTAAATTGGACTTCCGACAATCAATAATTATGTAATTCTCAATGCCATTTGCTTTTGCTAATATTTCTTTTTGCTTATCATTTTCCTGTACTTCTTCTAATGATAATTTCCAACCTTTAATTTCTTCATAATGTTGCAATCCTCCTACTTCACAAATGCCATTAATTTCTATTATGTAAAAATCATATTTATACTTGCCACACCATTTAAAAGTTTTTTTACTTAACTGAGTTTTAAAGTTTTTATTTAATAATTGTTCTAAAAAATTAAAAAAGAATTTTTCTGGATATGATTTTCCATCTGAGCATTTTGGGCAACAAAACCCTTGTCTTTTTAAATCACCCATTGTTTTTTTCTTCTCATATCCACAATCTGGGCATTTAATCGGGAGTTGAATTTTTGTAGATCCCATAGAATATTTATGTGCATCTTCTTTGTTTATTAAATATTTAATTAACTCTGGATTAGTATTAGATATAGAATTGCATTGAATGCATTGAAGATTTACTCCGCTACTATCACTAGTAAAACTAGATATATTCTTTAATTCAGATTCATGTTCTGGATGTTCTAAGCATTTAAACCAATATCCTTTCTTGTTTATTATACCATGTGAACTATAACTTATATCTTTAGGACTTAATTTATTGCCATACTTATCAACATTTAAATCATAATCCCAACGAGATAATAATTTATCTGCTTCTTCTTTAGAAAGATTTTCATAACACCAGTCAAAAAAGGATTTACTATTTTTTAATCTAGTTTTTCTTCCTTTTTCTCCTCCAAATAATTTAGTGGAACAGTCATGACAATAATATCCTCCATCTTCTTTTACACACTTTTTATAATTACTATATTTCACTCTATAGATTTCTTCACATTCATCGCATTGAACTTGAACAGAAACCCTAGAGCCATTTGGTAAATCTCTAACTTTAACATTAAATTCTTTATAGTATTTAGTAAAAATATACCCAATATTTTCATAATATTTTCTTGTGGCTTGGTTCCACTTTGTTGTAGTAATTTCACTAATAAGCAATTAGTTTATATTTCTCCTTTCATATTATGCATATGCAATATTATTTTTATTTAGTTGTATCAACCCAAATTGTATGGCAATTCCTTGATCAATTCTTCTTAGTGTTTCTGTATCACAGACTCCTATTTTATCTAAGCATGCACTCTTTGCAACCAACATAGTTTGCTCGCAGAGAGCGATAGAATCCCTTATAAGGCCACAGCTTTTATTGACCATGATATGAGTAGGCAATTTAGATTTTGAAGTCACAGAAGTCAACGGACAAATATGTAGCACAGGACTATAATGATTGGCTAAATTGTTGCTAATTATTACTGCCGGACGTTGTTTCGATTGGATTGAACCATTAGTATCAGGTAAATTTACAATATATATATCTCCACGTTTAAGTTCTTTCTGTGTTTGCATAATAACTATCACTCCTTAATTATTTTCTTATGATAGTTATTATGCCCTACATCTTGTATTTTATACATTACCGAATAATTATATTATGTCAATTGTTTGTACTTCGCGTAAATGTTTAGAAATTAGCTTATTTTAAAACTCTTGCCCTAATTTCAGATAAACTTTCGTCCCTTACTAGTTTCCCATCAATAAATACATCTTCAAGTAAATCGTACACTTTTAATTGTTCTCTTTGTTCTTTAGTTAAACAATCTGTGACTCTTAATTTTCCAAATCCTTCAACTACTACAACCATGCCTTTTTGAGATTTCTTAATTCCACTATCAGTTTTTGGATTTTTAAAGATAAATTTCTCCTTTCCATCAATTACCGTATAGGTTGCTTTTAATGCGAAAGAAAAAGTATCTCTTGTATAATATCCTAATGAATATGAACCTACTCCAAATACAACATTTTCACTAGAGAATCCTTTATATTCAAGAAGATCAAATATTTCTTCTGCTCGTTCAGGAGTTATTGCATCGCCATATATCAAACCAATATGACTATCTAATACTTTATATCCCTTACTATTAATAGCCCCTCCAAAGGTATCCCATAGAGCTTCTACAGACCCTTTTTGTTCTAATGATAATTCAATTTCTTTATATTTAACTCTCACCTTATCAACTACAAAATATTTATTATCTGAATAACCTCCTCGTTCTGAAGTTATGTCAGCATTACAATTTACTTCATATAACTTCCCATCAATCCTGCAATAATACGTTGCTTCATCAATATAACCATCTGAGTCACAGTTATCACTAAAATAGTCTCTAGACACTTCTCTATACCAATCTTTAATAGTTTCCAAGGTTAAATCTTCATCTTCTTCAATATCCATTACATTACCACAAATAATCTTAACAGGATCACCACTATCAGGTCTCACAACTAATTTTCCATCTCTAGACATAATAGTATCTTTTAATGTTGGAAGAATATTATCAATAACATTCCAATAATCATAGCCATCACTCACAATACTTACAATACCACTTTGGGCAACTTCCTCAATCATTCTCTTATAATATCTCAAATCATCTTGATATTGACATTGAATAGAATGTTCTGTAGCTAAAACACTAGCTGCCACAAGTTCATTTTCAACATTAGCATTATAATATTGCTCTAAGTATTGAATGCTTGGAATAGTGTCTGTACCTGTAAAATATAACAAATGACCTGCCCCTGTTGTAACTGCATCCTCATGTCCAGACATACCTCTGTAGCTAAAATTATGACATTGCCATTGAATATGAGCGTGGCTATCTGCGGTAACATCGGCCCATTTTTCACAAATATCTCTATACTGTTTTGCAATAGTTGTTGCTGTAATTACTTTCCACATGCAAGCAGAGATAAAAGTTTCAAGGAAATTAGTTAACCAATAGAAGTCTTTGTGAGTATTTTCAATCGTGAATACTGGTACTCGCATAGGAATGATGGTTCCCTCTTTAACTGCCTTGATCTGAATTGGTAGATATCCTAAATCATGTAACGCTTCAATATGATTTGTGATTGCACAATTTTCTCCTAGAGTATATGTAATAATCCTCTTATAATCTGCAATTACTGTTTCTTTGGGTAAATTAAAGAAGTTTTCATTAAAATAATCAATTAAATACTCTTTTATAAATCCCTGTAAACCGAAGAAAACTACTGAATCAATCCCTTCAATTCTTGAATGTCGTGGGGTAAAA